CTCCTCCTCCCGCAAAATTTGGACAAAAATGTGGAGTTACAAGTTTACGGTGATGATCACATTCTTTCTGTTTCAGATGAGTACGCCCGCTATCTCAACATGTACAGTTTGCGGGATTTTGTTGAGCCGCTTGGTTTTGGCTACACTGACGTGGTGGCTGACAAGAGCGGCGTTTTCCGCCCTTTCATCCCGAAGGCGGAAGCGGAGTTTCTTTCGCGCCGTTTTGTGTCTCATAGTTCTGGCTTTTGCCTGGCGCCTCGTGGGATCGACGCGATTCACGAGCAGCTCAACTACTGCCGTCGCAACGCCACGACCCTCGACATCCAAGCCGGCGTCCTTGCTGCCTGCTACGAAATGTGGATGCACGGCCCAGAAGAGTACGACAAATTCGTCCGAAAACTGGAGCCCGTCCTCGACAAAAAACGCCTCCTTTTCCCCCTTCCAGACTTCAAAACCCTTGAAAGCATCTGGCTCGGCCGCATCACCGGGCGTGTCGATAGCACCGCAGAGCGGACGTACGGCAATGCCTTTGATGGCATCATTGGTGCAACCCAAACTCATGATGAACACGACATCCCAATCTTCGAACTCTTCGAGCCCCCAGGCCGAGGAGACAATGACCAACATGGTGGCACAGCAAATCGAAATGGAACAGACGACCGGCTCTTCGACGGAGGCTACGGTTTCCACACCGGCCCCCCCAGTCGAGAAGCCCCAGGTGAACGAGGACTCTCGCTTCTCGAAGCTCGCGGAGCGAACCTTCCTCCTGGCTCACTATGACTGGACTCCAACTGCCAGCGCTACCAACTACAACATCCTGGACTGCACCCTTGACGACGGCGGCACAATTTCGGACAAATCGACCCTCATCCAAATCCTCCGACTCTATGCCTACTTTAGGACTGACATCCGGTTGACAATCGTGGCTAACGGCACTGCCTTTCAGCAGGGCTGTCTTGCCATAACCTATGTCCCATCATGGGATGACACTGTCGACCCTGTGGAGCCTTCCACCGTCGCTCTCGGCCTTTCCACCATCACATCTCGTCCCTGCATCTTTGTCGAGCCCACGACTTCCAGCACGATGGAGCTAAACATCCCCTACAACAACGTTCGCTCCCTCCTCAGCACTGGGAGAATCGACTTGGCCAAATCAGGGAACAGCAATCCCCTTGGAATCATCACTGTCCAGCCCATCCAGACTTTGACAGTGGCTGATGGCACTACGCCCTACGTCAGCATCAACATCTTCGTCCAGTACCCGGGCGTCACAGGCTATGCCTTCACCAACCCGGCGCTCCTTCCAACTGGACCGAATGACACGACCTTCGCTGAGCCTCCCGCTCTCCTCCTTGAACACGCCGCTGGCTGTCAGAAGTGCAACGGTGCGTGCAAGTGTGCGAATCGTGGTGGCAAAAACGTCAGCATCTCCCAGGCCAAACAGCAGGGCGGGAACCCTTTCTCCGGGATCACTGATATGCTCGGACTCGACCTTTCGTCCCTCACCGACTTTCTGCCCTCAGTTGTGGAAGATCTCCCTGGCATGCTCGCCGGCTTTCTCGATCGTCCGGACGATGCCAATCCGGCCACGAAAGTGCGCCGAAGGACTGCCGGGAACATGATGAGTGGCATTGGGACCAATGACTCCACTGCCCTTGCACAAACCCCCAACCTTGTCGCCCCCATCACCAACTTCCCTTTCGCGGATTTTGATCTCAAGGCCCAAGTCACTCGGGAGGCCGTCTTCACCTCTGTAGATGTCCCCTCAAGTGCGACTGAGAATGAAGTGATCGTGACTTTTCCTGTGGATCCCATGTACACTGTGGACAACTATACAGGCGTCGGTGACAACACGTATCTGACTCGCTACCACACCCCTCTTTCGTATGTGACTTCCATGTTCACTCGTTGGTCTGGTTCGATTCATTATCGTTTTCGCGCGATTTGTACCAGTTTTTCCCAGTGTCGACTCGCGATTCTCTGGCGTCCCAACACCCAGTACGCGTTCAATCTCCCAGGGGGGTATCTAAACAATGCCTCCTATATGCATTCCAAGCTCTGGGATATTCAAGGCCCCTGTGAAACCACGTTTGACGTCCCCTTCGCTTCTGAAAACGCCTGGAACCATGTAACTTCGGACATCAACTACCAATCGGGTAACCCATTCGCCCAGAAACCCTACAACAGTTCAAATGGTTGCCTTTCTCTGGTCCTCGTCAATCGACTTGTCACGGCTAGCTCCTCTCCACCTGCAATCCACATCCTTGTCTCTGTCTCAGGGGGCGAGGATTTCGAGCTCTGTCTGCCTTCAGGGCAGAGCACGCAGGATCAACATCTGGACATTTCCCCGAGCGAAGCCATCAGCTCAAACTCGGCAGTCATGCCAAACGACCTACTGCTCGAGGTGAGCGCTCTAGCTCCAAGTATCAGCGCCTCGGTTAAGAAAGTGGTGGACTTCCATAGGGTTGGAGCCGCACCTAGGGGTGGCACGCAGCTCGTTCACGCGTCAGGCGAATCTGATAGCGTGCTCGGCCGTGTCGCTCTGACGCAGCCCCATCCTGACGGTGAAGACCACCCGGAAAATTCTAACCGAGTTAAGCCTGTCTCAGGGCTTGCCGCTCGTATCTATGGAGAGAGTCACATGGACCTTCACCAGATGATTCAACGTGACCAGTTTCTTGGTAATGTCTCTTTCGCCCATAATGGTGGTCCGGCCCGAATGTTCTTCATCATCCCCGTCACCCCCCAGCTTTTCCTTGGCGAAATCAGCGTGGACTCCAGTGGCGCCGTGACTTGGCCCTACAGTGATACCGCAGGAGCCAGTGGTGCCCAAATTGGACTCACCCTCCTCAACAAGGCCGTTGCCCCCTACGCCTACTGGGGTGGCTCGCTGCGTTACAAGATCCATATCCGCGGCAACACCACCTTCGAGGCTGGAGGGACCATGCGCGCGTTCTTCCTCCCCAACGACTACGAACTCAACGATGTCGATGACCGTATCCAAGGCAAGCTGACGCGCTATGATGTCGGTCAACCGGCTGAGCGCCGGCGCTGTCTCTACGCCAAACCACACGTGGCGTATGTCGCTGGCGACTCTGAGGACGAGCTCGAGAGTTTCATGACCAACTATGGAATTCAACTCGAGTCACTCGAGCAGCAGACCATGCTCGATGTGCGCGTGCCGTGGTACAGCATTCGGCAGTACGCGACCTGCACGGCCAGGCAGGAGAAGATGGTGGCCACTGGTGACCCAACCGATGGTTCTGTAAATGTGGTCCCCATTGAGTGTGTTTCTGGCTATCTAGGAATCGTGTGCCACATCAACTCCCAAGTCAACATGACCCCGAAGTTCGAAGTTTGGCAGGCGGCCGGAGATGACTTTGTCGCCGGATTTTACCGTGGGACCCCCTCGACGTGGACGAAGACCTTCCACCAAATCCCCGCCCTTCCCTGATTTTCTTTTTCTTCGTCTTAACTCATTATATGTGCGTGAGCTGTGAGTCCTGAGTGGCCGCACTTGCGCCCAAAACAAAAATACCGCTTGAGGGAGCGGCCAAAAACAAAAACAAAATTAAGGCTTAACGGAGCCACAAAAACAGTCTGGATCCTCCTCCAGATTATTTCCTTCAATCAATCAACCCCGCCTCAAGGCCCATTATACATATTCCCAAAGGGAATTTACGCGGCCTTCGGGCTACGTACTTAC